GATTCTTTAATTCGAGTATTATAAAATTTTTCATCTAGAATTAATTTTGTAATTTTTCCTTCTTCTAAATATTCAAATCTAAATGGAGCTATATGATAATGATTGTTATCATTCCTCTTTTCTAAATCTGATTGTTTAATAATTTTACCAGTAATCATAATCGACATATTATTTAATAATAAATATCATATAATACATAAAAAAAATCAATTTTTTAATTATTCAAGTAGTATCAAAATTCCCATTACATTTTCCACATTTCGTATTTTTAATTACATAATCCGTTTCTGATGTTGTTTCAAATGTATACATACATTCTTCATACCATGTTTCAAATTTATATCTATACATATTTACATATAATTGATTACAAATAGAACATGTATCTCCAAATTCATTTATAATTTGTTCCAATGACATATAATTTATCACATTTTTAATATGTTTATTATATTTATCTTCTTCAATAAAATCATTATTATCACAACATAAATGATTTAAATTATAGAATTCTGGTAAATATTTCAATCTATTATAAGAACATATCAACTCACATAATTTAATTAAATTATCCAATTGTGGTAAATATTCAATTTGATTTTTGTGACAATCTAGATACACTAAAGATTTTGGTAAAATAGGTAATTTAGTTAATCTATTATTAAAACATTCTAATTCTTTCAAAGAAAATGGAAGTTCTGGTAATTCAACTAATTGATTGTCCATACATTTTAAACCTTTTAGTGAATTGGGAAGTCTTGGTAATACAGATAATTGATTTGAATAACAATAAAGATATTCAAGACTATTCGGAAGTTCTGGTAATTTAATTAATTGATTATCAGAACATATAATTTTTTTTAAAGATTTCGGTAGATTTAATATTTCAATAATTTGATTAGATGAACATAATAGTATCTCAAGTTTATTTGAAAATGATGTCATCGAAACTAATTGATTTGATTCACAATCTAATTCAATTAGTGAATCTGGAATGGATAGTGAAGTTATTTGATTATGACTACAATCTAATTTCGTAAGAGAATATGAAGATATAATTAATGTTTTCAATTGATTACTTCTACAATTTAATTCCACTAAATTACTTGGAAATTCAGATAATGATATTAATTTATTAAAACTACAATTTAATCTTGTTAATGATGTTAATTTATTAGAATCAAAATCATCTTCGACAAGTTTTCTTGAAATTTTTGGTAAGATAGATAATTGATTACTTGAACAATTAAGTTCTTTAATATTTTCTGGAAGGTCTGGTAATTCAATTAATTGATTATTTGAACAATTAATATTTTCAAGTCCATTCGGAAATTTTGGTAAGATAGATAATTGATTACTTGAACAATTAAGATCTTTAATATTTTCTGGAAGGTCTGGTAATTCAATTAATTGATTACTTGAACAATCAAGTATTTGAACCGAATTAGGAAGTTTCGTCATTGTAGATAATTTATTATGATGACATATAATATTAACAATACCATTCGGAAACTCTGGTAATGAAGTTAATTTATTATTTGAACAATTAAATTCAATCAGAGAGATCGGAAGTTTTGGAAATAATGGTATTTGTTCTAATGGTATTTGTCCAATAAATTGATTTTTTAGTTGACATAACATATACAATACTTTATCATAATCTGGAATAGATTCAAATGAATCATATTTTATATAATTATATCGATATTTACTTTTTTGTAAAGTGTATATCACATAAATATTCATTTGTATTCAATATATTAATTTATAAATTTCAATTTTATTATAATAACACCAAACTAAAAATACTAATTTTCAAATAAAAAATAAACAAATAAGTTCCAACAATTCACCCAACCCAATAATCATTAAACGAATTATATTTATATTTTTTAATTATAGTAATAATCCATTATTTATCCACCATTTTAATACATCCTTATTAAATTTATGACAAATACTTTTCAAATAGTTATTATCATATTTTAATTCTAATCCACTATTTTTCCACCATTCTAATACATTCAAATGTCCATTATAAGATGCATAATATAAAGCAATGACACTATATTTAATTGGAAAATTATGTTCAATCCACCATGTAAGTACATTAACATGTCCATTTTTAGATGCGTAATCTAATATTCTTTGATCAATACATGGAAAATCATCTTCTGTGATTTTTAATAGTTCCAAATATTTAATATTACCATCTTCAGCCATAGTTCTTATAAGTTGTATTCTATCATATTTCGAATATAATTTATGTTCATAAACAATACTAAAAAGTTCAATAAAATCTGGTAGTCTATAAGCATAATTTATAGCATTACAATACTTCAATTCCAATCCACTATTTATCCACCATTTTAATACGTCAATATGACAATTTTTAATCGCATTATCAATGGCTAAATATGTATATTTCAATTGTAATCCACTGTTTAACCACCAATTTAATATATCGATAAAACCCTTTTCAGAAGCAGTATCAATTGAGCAACTAGAATATGGTAATTGAGCACCAGATTTTATCCACCAATCTAATACTTGAATATTATTGTTTTTTGACGCATTATCTAATGGATGTTCATTTGTATCAATCCATAAAGGTACTTTATTATCAACCAAATTATCATAATAATTTTCTCGGACATAATATAATTTTGGAGCATAATTTAAAGGTAGTTTATTGTTATTCCACCAATCCAAAATATCAATACGATTATGAAATGAGGCTTTATTCAAAATTTTACAAGTCATTTTAACAAGATTTTTTTTATCTTTACGTATGAAATAATCCATTATTTTTGTGTTAATAAAATTTAAAGTAAATAGATAATAAATATAATTTTCATCAAATTTTAGATTAAATTTTATAATGGTATCTAAATCATATAAATGATATCTCTCACCTAATATAATTTTATCAGTTTTCCATTCTTTTTTACGCTTTACATTTATGACTTCAACAACTTGAGCATCTTCTGGTATTTCTATAATTCTTAGACATGTTCCATATGGATATAAAAGACTAATATTATCTAAAGTAGTATAATAAAACCCGTTTTATTCATCTTTCCCAGAATAATATACCATTTTATAAATTGGTTTTGATGAATATACAAATGGTTTATTCAAAAGTTGTAATCCATACATTGGTTCGACATTATAATCTTTTTCAATGTATACGTAAACATCATTTCGTTTTCGTATGGATTTACAAAACATTTATAAATAATTAATTAAAATATAAATTACAATATAAAATAATGATAATAAATATTATCTAAACAAGTAAAAATTATCAATTTTTCCAATATATAATGTATTCTAAACAATTAGAAATTAAATATGAATTTTTCCAATATATAAGGTATTCTAAACAATTAGAAATTAAATATGAATTTTAATATAATTAAAGAAGAAGTTTGGAATTTTCCACCAACATTAAATCGTTATGGAAAATCTAGATTTCCAAATGATATCAAAAATATAATTTATGTTGAATCTGATGATTTTCAACATCAAGTTATAATGACAAGTGATTTACATAGTCATTCAATCGAGCTTTTCAGAAGATTAGAAAAAGTTATACCATTAGAAGAATTTGATGTAATTACAGCAGGTGATATGTCTGGTAAATTAATTATGGGACCAGATAGTGATTCTGATACAACACCTTTTTATCAAGAAATTTTACCTAAAGTAAAATCTTTGTATTTAATACAAGGTAATCATGATTTACCACCATCACCACCACTTCATCTTCGAAATATATTAATAAATAAAGATGGAACACGACCATATTTAGAGGATGGTAAAATACAAAATACACCATTAGGTCGAATAGGAGGTGTTCACGGGATTATTTCAAATAAACCTCATCCATATAAGAAATCAGAATGGAAATATTTAGATGATTTACGTGAATTTAGAAAACCTAAAAACAAACCAGATATTCTGATTACACATGATACACCAAAATTTACATATAATAATCATGAATTTATCGGAAATCATAAAATTTATGAAGAAATATTAAAAATTAAACCTAAAATGTATTTATATGGTCATTGTCATCATCATGAAATTCATACTGTTCATGAGGGTATTAATTTCTTTAATTTAGATGGTCGTGTATTAATATGGAATGCTAAACAACCTTTAGTAATTGATGAAACACAATAAAAAAATCAATTTATATTTTTTCTAGAGATACATAATTTTTCTAGAGATACATAATTTTTACAAAATATTGGTATTTATTTTTTAATTGATTATGTTCACAGTTTAATAGTAAGAGTGATTTTGGAATATATGGTAATACAGATAATTGATTATTCACACATATAAGTTCTCTAATCGAATTTGGTAATTCCGGAATTGATGTTAAATAATTATTTGAACAAGCCAAGTATAATAAACCATTTGGTAGTTTGGGTAATGAAGACAAACAATTCGTAAAACAATACACAATACGAATTAAATCAGGTAATGGTGGTAATTCATGTATTTGATTGTTATAACAATTTAAATGATACAAATATTTTGGAAGTTTGGGTAATACAGTCAATTGATTATTATTACAATGTAAAATCCGAAGATCTCTTGGTAATTTCCGTGGTATATGTGTTAAATTATTGTTAGAACAATCCAAATACCAAATAGTATGAAAATTTGGAATCCTAAAAAAACTATTATATTCATATTCCATACCATATTGACTATATCTTACAATAATTTTCATTATGATAGATATTATCCAATCTAAAACACGATATATTATAAAATTTATATTATAAAACTTATCTTATAAAACATAATAATTTCAATTTTTTTCATCAAATTTATATATAAAATGACTTATAAACTATGTCATTTAAATATTTATATGACATTGAGACTTCTTTCTTCTAAATTGTATTTAATTTTGATTGACATTCTAGATATACTATCATTTTTTAGAAAAAATATTGTCTGGAATCATTGAATCACATATAAATTATTTTTAATAAATATTTGTGTTTTACAGTTTTAATTAATGGATTATTTGAATAATTAAATGTTTTTAGTGAATCTGGAAGTTCTGGTAAGAATGTCAATTTATTAGAATTACATATAAAAATCTCAATTGATTTTGGAATCATAGGTAATTGTTTAATTTTATTATTTTTACAATTAATAATTTTAATAAATTTGGGTAAAAATGGTAAACAAGTTAGATTATTAAATTGACAATATATACTTTCTAGATTATGTGGTAAATTAGGTAATTCACTTATTTGATTACAGTATATTGATAATTTACGAAGTGATTGTGGTATATTAGGTAATTGTTTTATACAATTCTCATGACATTCAAAATTAATAAGTGAAATTGGTAATTCTGGTAATGATGTTAAATTATTAATAGAACAATTTAGATAATTTAAGTTTTGTGGTAATTCAGGTAATTTATTTAATTGATTATTTATACAATTAAATATTAAAAGTGAATCTGGTAATTTAGGTATATTATTTACTTTAATACATTCTAAATATATTATTTTATCATATTCTGGTATATTTTCAAATGAATTATATGATTTCGAAGTTATATAAACATGTGGACTATATATATTATGTATTTTATATTCATTTCTATAACTAATTTTTATTTCCATTTATATAACTAATTTTTATTTCCATATCTTATACACAACATATTTCAATTTTTTCATCATAATACAATATAAAATCAATTATGACTAATGAATTATAGACTATAAATTATAAATTAGCTTATTCAAATATTTATGTTTTTTTATAAAATTATTATTTTCACAATGAAGATTTAGAAGTCCAATAGGAAGTTCAGGTAATGAAGATAATTGATTAGATGAACATACAAGGACTTCAAGTTTATTGGGAAGAATAGGTAATTTTAATATTTTATTATTACGACAATTAATAATTTTAATAGAATTTGGTAAAAATGGTAAATAAGATAAATTATTTAATTGACAAAACAATCTTTCAATCATATTTGGTAATTTTGGTAATCTATTTAATTTATTAATACCAATTGATAAGATTTCAAGTGAATTCGGAAGTTTAGGTAATTTATTCAATTGATTATCATAAGAATATAGTATTTGAAGACCACTTGGAAGTTCTGGTAATTCTGTTAATTTATTTGTTGATAAACTTAGTTTTTTGATTGTTTCAGGTAATATCGGAAAGATTTTTTTCAATTTACTACATGAACAATATAATTCTTCTAGCGAATCTGGAAGTTTAGGTAAATGTTCTATACAATGATCTCCTCGATATTGATATTCAAGATATTTTATATTATCATATAATGGTATATTTTCAAATGAATTATATATTTGAGTTTTTCTGTTAATTATACCATTATTAACACAATATTGATTATCATAACTTATTTTAATTTCCATAAAAAATATAATGTAAATATTTAATTAAAAAATAAATTCAATTTTTATTATGTTTATGGAACTGAAGCATATGCTAAAGTGTTTTCACGTGCAATTTTATCAAATTTTTCTCGGTCTTTAATATATAAATCGGCTACTTCTGGACGTAAAGGATCTTTAGGATTTGGATCACTTAATAAAGAACAAATTGATAATAATACTTTACTTATTGTTAGTGCTGGACTCCAATTATTTTTTAAAATATCTAAACATATACTTCCATTCGAGGCAATATTAGGATGATAAATTTTTGTTTCAAAATTAATCTTGGGTGGTTTAAATGGATAATCAGATGGAAAATGAACATTTAATTTAAATATCCCATTTTCATAGGGTGTTTTCTCGGGACCAAAAATAGTAGCATTCCAATGAAATAAATCTTTATCTGAAGCTGGATATGCTTGACAGTTATCAGGTGGTGATTTTTCCATTTCTGTAAGTTCTTTCTGAATTCTTTTAAAAGCCATTATTTATATTTATCTTTTATCTGTTATATTTATTATTAATATTTATATCTATTATTTTAAATCAATTTTTTGATTTAGATTTTGATGAAATAAATGATTGAACATAACAAATTTTATCAGAATTATTAATAATCCAATCATAATTTGGAACTTGTTTTTCAAGTATTTTAATTAACATATTTTGAATTGTAAGATTATCATTATTTAATATTCGATTTCTATTTTTACAATTATATTCAATTAGTTTTTTCAAAGATAATTTTTTAATGTCTTTTTGTTTAATTTTATCTTCATCCGAATTATGTAATATATGTGATGTTATTTTCATTCCAGATGTATTATAATATTCTATGTTATATCCATTATTTTTATTGCCTTTAATGTTAATAATTGATGGATTAAAACCATTTTTATTTTCAAGACATCTAACACATTCATTTTCTAATAATTCACGATCTAAAATGTATGAAATAACAACCGCCAATAATTTATCATTTAATGAATAATAATATATAATTTTATTATTTGTTAGATGTTTATCAATGTCATTCATAATTATATAATATGTTGAACCAATAATTGTATAGGATGGAAAATCATAATAATAACTTGGGGAATCCAAATCAATATTTGATAATTCCATATTATACACAATAATTATTTTACTATATACTAAATATATCAAATCAATTTTATAAAGATATCAAATAAACAAAAATTGATTTGATATATTTAGTATATAGTAAAATAACAACAACATACAATCAATATTACTTATTAATTATATCATTCATGTTTAAAATTTTACTATTGTTTTCATTTTTAATCTATGTTTCTTCGGAACCTCTTTATTTAATGGTTTTAGGTGGGTATAATGTCGCTAACACTGGTGAACCATATAATTACCAAGTTAATTCAATATCAAATAATTTTATTAAATATTTATATGCTCCAGACACAAATATTTCAAATTATTATTGGACAAATCCATCTAATAATCTTATTGGTCTTTATGGTGATGGGACATCATATTGGGCACAACTTACGGAATTAATTTACAATCATACACAAGAAAATGTTTATTTAATGGTTCATAGTCTTCCATATGGTGATATTGATGATTGGGTAAAAGATAGATGGATCGAATCAGTTCATCAATTTGTTTTTGGTAATAAATCATACCCAAATGTCGTTATTTTATGGATTGAAGGTGAAAATGATAATAATTTTCCATTTAATATATTTAATTATTATCGTACAAAATGGTTATCAATTTATAAAAGAACCCAACAATTAGGTAATTATTCATGGGCTATTGCCTCTTCAACTTATTCACCATATAACTATTTTTATGATGAACAAATTACACGTTCTTATCTTAATGATTTACTTAGTATAACTTCTAATTTATCAATTTTTGGAGGTGTTAATAGTGATACATTATGTCAAGAATATCGATACAAATATAAATATTTTAATCATATTGGTCAATTACAACTTGTAAATGCTTGGTTCAATAGTTTATTTAATCGATCTAAAGAAATTATCAATCCAAATAAAGAATCCGATTATTATTGTAATATGCGTATTCTTTCTAGATTAGGATTTGTTATCATGACATTTATTATTTTAATTCCCATTATTGCGGTTGGTGGATGTATTTATTATATGTGTGTTATTAGTTCTCGTTATAATCGACAATACACTGTTGTAATTAATCATGATCTTGAACAACAAGCACCCCCAAAATATGAATTACCACCGAAATACACTGAAAATGAACCATTATTGGCTCAATCAGTTTAATCACTTTTGCTTTATATCCGATATATCCTATATTTTTTTCAATAATTTTAGATATTTTAGATTAATAGATAATTTAAAAATTGAATTATAAATATAAATAAATATATTATTAAAAACACAGTTTCAACACACACTTTCTCACCATGGCAAGTTCCAATGGTTCTCAGTCAAAAGGAGCAACTTACAAAGATATGAATCATCCAAGTTTGAATACTGGAGAAGAAACAAGTAAACGTTATCGTTTTTGTATTCTTCCAGAATCCATTTTGTATGAGACAGATTCACCTAGTAATCGATTTCTTGATTGTTTGCGAGAAACACATGGAACTGTTATTCATACCACAGATACTGAACGAGTATTTACATTGAAAGTTGATTTGCTACCAGACATGAGTTGTGATAATCATCAACTGAATGAAATTGAGATTTCAAGATTGCTAAAATATGGTGTTTACAATCCAGAAAATAGGAAAGTCAAGTGTTGTCAATATGATACTGGAAAAAACACTATGTTCTTGTGTGATGTTAATTTTGTAGGTCTTTATCAAACACGCAAAAATTTCACATTTCGACTTCCACCAGTTTTCTTCAATCGCAAAATTACAGATCCACAATTTATCTTGGATGAAAACAATCAAATTCGTCTTGTTGAATTCACCGTTCATCAATCGATTTAGTTATCTAGATATTTTTTAATTTATTTGGTATGATTTGGTTTACTTTGGCTTACTACATATCTAAAAATTGATTGTATATTTTATTAATATAAATATATTACTACAACACCCCAGCACAGCCCGCAAAGATGTCGTTCATCCCGACATCTGTTGACCGCTCTACGATTGCCCATAACTTCACTGCGAAGTTGAAAGCACTGGTTAGGGAGAATCCAAACGATCCGAGGATTTGCCCGACCAATCGCAAGCGTGAGAACGGGCATGTCGTCGTTTTCTTCGCGTGTCTTGACTCCACCTTGTGGTTCAAGATTCCCCCGTCGGTGGATGAGGAGACAGACCTTGGAAGGTACTGCTTCTTAATCGATGATGGTGGGATTGTGATGTGTATTGCGTGAACATACACACACCACACAAAAAACAAAAACAAAACAAAACAAAACACAAATTTTTTATTTTTAGACATTTTGGTTATACATATATATATATATAAAAATGATTTTGTCTATTATTTTTTATTATTTATTATTATTTCTCAGATATTACAATATCCATTCTAGAAACATGTCTCGTTTTTTTGGGTTGGGAAACGTACATACGCCTGAAGAATTGGAAAAACTAAGAGAACAAGAAGAGGTATTTATCAAAGACAAAGATAATATTTCAAATATTCCAACCCTCAAAAATTATGAAAGACAAAGAAAGCATTCAAATATTTCGAAACGCTTTTCGGAGACTACCATATGACCGAGAACGAGAAAATGTGGTCAGTAAACTAATCAATGAATGTCTAAATCAAATACGAGACCGTCTATATCAGGATTCTCAAGGATCTTTCAAAATCAGTAATCTCTCTAGTGGAGCAAAGTATTTGTATATTTTTGTAAATTTGTATGAACAAATTGGAAAAGAACCAATTACTAAAGAGAAACTTGATTCTCTTGTTGAAAATCGAATTATAACTGGACATGATGGATTTCGTTATATTAGGGCTTGTTCTCGGCATTGGATAGCAAATCATATTCAATCAGGCTACCACCTTTGTTCGAGAATCTTGTAATTGAAAATCCAATATTTATGTTGGATCCGATGAATATTATATCTCTTGTTGGTTTTACGATTGAAAAATATCTTACTGTAGGTGAAACATTTGGTCAATTTACCCAGTAATTTAACCATTTTAATTTGAATTTATATCTAAAAATTGATTATAAAATCTTCATTATAAATTTTTTTATTTAGAGTGGTAAAATCATACGTAATGGGTTCCACATCATCCAAATCAAAATTTACAGTTCAAAAATCAAAATTTTATATTTTTGATGAAAAGACAGAAAAAATCCTATCAGAAGAACCGAATTTCGTTAAATTTTCGTTTTCAATCAATCATACACGTGTACATGATGGAACAAACCTAAAAGAAAATTTACCGATATGTTTCTATCAATTTGATATAACTAAACATGAATTAATTGTCGCATATCGTGAAATTGATTCATTCTATATGTATGCTGTTTATTTTCCCATTCCACCTATAATCAATATTTCGAATAACCTTTATCCAGTTTTTACAGAAAATCGTACTGGATTGGTTGGTGTTTTGACAAGTTGTTAATTTTTAGTAAATTTGGATCATCATATAAATAAAAAAATTGATATAATCTATAAAAGTTAATAATTTATAACAGTTAATTTATATAAAAATATT